ATTATAGGATTAATAGAGTTTTTAAAATCAGAAAATTATAAAATAATAGCCTTAGTAGAGGGTTTTTGCTATTCAATGGCATTTGATATTGTAATTTGCTGTAGTGAAAGAATTGGCTATCCATTGTCACAATATATGATACATCAAACTCAACTCGGTAATCATGGTGAACTTGCCGAGTTAGAAAGAGATGTGAATTTCAATAAAAAAATGTGGGAACAATCAATTCAATATTATACAAAATATACAAAACTAACAAGAGAAAGATTAGAAGAGATTTACAAATGTAAGGAAAATTATTTTATGCTTGCTGATGAAGCATTAGAATTAGGTGTAATAGATAAAATTATACCTTAAACACCTTATCAATATATTTTCACAATAATCTCAAATTAGAAGGGAGATTCCAAAATGGAATTAAATAAAGAACAATTAGAACAAGAATTAAGTCAAGAGTATGAAACAGAATGTAATTGTGGCGAAGATAAGGCTAGTGATTTTTTTATATATCCAGTTTTGAGCCTAGATGGTACAGAAGTGGAAGGATTACCTATTGATAAAAAAGAATATGAAAAAGGTATAAAAGAGATTTCAAAAACATTAGCAATAATAAACGCCTTAAAATCATTTGGAATGGATAATGATAACATAATGACTTACATATTAAATTCAGAAACAATGGCTTATAATGAGAGATTGAATAAAGATAATAATAAATCTAATATAGAAATTGCAAAAGTTCAAAAGGTGGTAGTTGAAAATTCACAATTATAAAGATACTAATAATAATTATAGGTATAGATGTAGTCTTCACATAAAAAAGAAGCTATGTAATTTAGCTTCTTTTTGTTATGCAATTAATTAGAAAGGAGAAATAAAAATAAGAAAGTGAAGTGATAATGAATGGCTACAAAGAAAGTTAAACAAAAGACACAACAAGAAAATGAGATGAAAATTTGTATTTGTTGTGGAAAAGAAAAAAAAGACATACCAAATAACTTCTATCAAAATGTCAATCCTAGAGTAAGTAATAAAGTTGGATTATGTAAAAGTTGCATAAAAGACATTGTTGATTACAATGATGTAAGCTCTGTGGATTTTATATTGAGAATATTGGATAGACCATTTATTAAAGAAATGTGGGAAGAAGCATTAAAATCTAATGATGATACATGGGGTGCTTATATTAGACCTGTAAGTTCTTTGCCACAATATAAAGATATGAGATATAAAGACTCAAATCTGTTTCTATTGTCGAATGGGCAAAGTATAACAAATAATACAACCGAGGAAGGTACGCTTAAATATTCCCAAGAACAATTAAGAGAATGGGAAAAGTCATTTGGAAAAGGGTATTCTGTGGAGGATTATGAGTATTTAGATAAGTTTTATTCCGACTATACTAAATCATATGCCACAGATACACCAGTACAAATTAATTTATATAAAAATATAGCCAAGGTTCATTTACAGGCAGAAAAGGAACTGATAGCAGGAAATATATCAAACTTTAATAAATTAATGGAAACATCATCTAAATTACATAATGATGGTAATATTAAGCCTATTCAAAGCACAGGGGCTAACGATGATAAGGGGTTATCTACATATGGACTATGGATTAAGATGATTGAAAATGATGAACCTTGCGAAGTATTTGATAAAAAACCTTTATTTGAAGACTTCGACCATATAAATGAGTATTTCCAAAAATGGATAGTAAGACCGTTTAAAAAGATTTTTGGATTAGACAGAGATGATATCGATGGCTAGTTATGCGAATTTTGAAGTTGATAGAAACAAATATAGCAAAGGAACAAACGTATTAAATAAACCTAAAAGTGTGGATAAGACCAGTGAAAATATGAGCAAGAATGAAAAAATGAGATATAAAGTCAAGTTGTTTACTACATTTTTTAGACTTAACCCCCATAGGTTTGTCGAATCTTATTTTCAAATTCAGCTACACCTCTTTCAAAAAATAATATTATATTTAATGAATATTAATACCATATTTATGTTGGTTGCATCGAGAGGTATTTCTAAATCATATACAATTGCAATATATTGTTGTGCAAGAGCTGTACTCTATCCGAACAGTAAAATAATTTGTGCCTCAGGTACTAAAGGACAGGCAAAATTAATTATTACGGAAAAGATAGAGAAGGAATTAATGCAATATCCTAATCTGGCTAGAGAAATAAAACAAATAAAATCAAGTTCAAATGAAGCTACAGTAATATTTCATAATGGAAGTACAATAACAGCTATAGCATCAACTGAAACGTCGAGAGGATATCGCTGTAATATTTTGGTTTGTGACGAATTCCGTTTGATAAAAAAATCTGTAGTTGAACAAGTCTTACTTCCAATGTTAAATGTGTATCGCCAACCACCTTATCTTAAAAAAGAAGAGTATAAGCATTTAACAGAAGAAAACATAGAAATATACATATCGTCTGCTTATTATAAAAATCATGAGTGGATGTGGAAGGCTATGGAATCAACAAGAGATTTAATGTTGAAAGGAAAAGATGCTTGTTTTTTAGCATTGGATTATTTATTAGCTATTCATCATGGATTGCTTAGTGAAAAAAGAATTGAAAAAGAAAAGGCAAAAAAAGATTTTGATAGAATTTCTTTTATGATGGAGTATGAAAATATAATGTATGGACAAAATGAAAATGCTTTATTTTCATTAGAAGATGTAGAAAAGAATAGAGTACTAAAGAAAGCATTTTATCCTATAAAAAATATTGATTACCATAAGAAAAAGAAATTAAAAAAAGAAGAATTAAGAAGTGGAGAAATTAGAATTATAGGTGTTGACTCAGCACTTATTGGAGGTTCTAATAATGACGCCACCGTATTCACCTGTATGCGATTGATTCCAAGTGGGGATAGATATATTAAAAGAGTTGTTTATATCGAAACAATGGAAGGACAACATAGCCAAGCACAAGCTATAAGATTAAAGGAATTATTTGAAGATTTTCAGGCAACCTATGTTTGTATGGACTGTGCTGGAAATGGGATGGCAATTTATGACCAATGTGTAAAAGTATTATATGATGAAGAAAGAGATGTTGAGTATGAAGCTTGGTGTGCTTACAACGATGATGAGATGAGAAAAAGAGCCTTAGCCCCAAATCCACTACCTGTTGTATATAGTATAAAAGCAGGACAAAAATTAAATCATGAAATGGCTTCTGCATTAAGAACTGATTTACAACAAGGCAATATTGAATTGTTGGTGAATGAGTTAGAAGCAAAAGATATATTAAGTGAAAGACAAGAATATTTAAAAGCAAGCGTAGAAGACCAAATAGCAATGGAGATGCCATTCATTCAATGTACGGCTTTACTTAATGAGCTTGTTAATCTTGACTTTGAGATTGTCGGTGGATATATAAAAGTAAAAGAAAAGTCAGGTGCAAGAAAAGATAGATATTCAAGTATAGCACACGCAAATTATCTAGCGAGATTATTAGAAAGAGATTTAACTAAACAAAACAAAGGAAATGATATCCTAGATTATTGTTATTTCTAACTAAACCCAATTAAAAACCTAATTAAAAAGGAGGTGACTGAATTTAATGTCTGAATCTAAAACCAATAATATACCAACAATAACCCCCGAAGAACAAGAACGTCAAGAATACATACGATTTGCTTTAGATAGTGTATCAGCTAAAATATATGATTCTGCTAAAACTAAAGTAACTACTATGACTGTAGAAAATGTGCGTCAATTACTAACCGACCCTGTAAAAAACTATCAAGCTTTACAAGGTATATCTCAAGCTTTAGAAATGAAGCAAGGTATATATCATAGATTTATACAATATTGGTCTAGCTTACTTACATATGACCATTTTCTATATCCTCTTGAAGTAGATAATAATGTAGATAAAATGATTAAAAACTATGAAAAATCAGCTTTACAATTAGATAAATTAAATATTAAATATCACTTCCCATACTTTCAATATAAACGTATGTTAAATGGTGAGATATTCGTATATAAACTAGAAGATTCTAAGGGTGTTGTATATAAGGAAATACCTAACTTTTTATGTAAAGTTACTCAAATGGAAGATGGTGTATTTAGATATTCTATAGATTTATCTAAATTTACTGATACTACTATATTAGATTATCCTGCTGAATTTCAAAGTTTATATAATAGTTATAAAATAAATAAAAATAAAAATAAA